GATGAATTTTTCTATTGTGATTTGAATCACGTAATAAGCATTCATTTGTGTTCTATCATCATCAACCAAAGCTTCTTTATTTAATTCTAATAATCTATTATAATCTATTCTCATTGTGTGTATTAAGCTAATCCTTGAATATTGTCTTTTACTATTTCGGTTTCAAATGACGTATCACTTTCATCCAATTCTTCCAAACCACTTTTGATAAACATGTCCATCCAATAATCAGCGTACTGCTCTTTATAAGTTGTTTCTGCTGACTTGTCGTCTGCAATGAAATCATGTGGTGTGACAATCACTTTACCATCTTGGTATCCAATACCGTTGACGTGGTTCTTTAAGATTGAAATCTTTGACCTTGTAGCGTAATTGATTTTTCTTCCACCTTTAACTGCGTTTAGTTTATTTGTCCCTGAATTCTTTTGATTACCAAACAAGAAGATAAGTGTACTATTTAAGAAAATAGCTTCCCCACCTTTCATTTTTATTTTAGGTTGTCCAAAAGGGTTATCAGGTAACTCAACCCAAGGTTGATTAACAAACACAATTGTATTGGTGTATGGTGATGTTTCTTTTCTAGAACCAGTAATCCTACCGTTTAGACCCATACCAATTTTATCAGCTAGTACTGATGCGTTATGCATCTTACCACCTTTTCCATCGTATGTCATCTTACAAGGGATAGACCCAACAGAATCCCATAAGAAACAAATGTCCTTTTGAATTTCTTTTTCTTGTGCGTCTAACACCTCATTAACGTAGTCTGTTATTTGTTCTATATAATCGAAATCATCTTTAAACAAAAAGAAACCTTTCCAATCACCTGGTGAAACTTCATCACACTCAAAGCCCATTAACTTAGCGTGAGAGAAACTCCATTTCTTTTCTGTTATAATAAAAATAGGTAGTATGTCATTTTTTTGACACCACATAGCCGCTTTAATTAAAGCTGTGGTTTTACCTGTGTCTGAGTGCCCTAAAAAGACATTCAAATGACCTATGGCTGGACCAGGTACTCCAGTTGCTTTTTGGAATACCTCACCCAAGTCAATAAATCTATCTTTCTTATATTTTGTCTTACTACTGAATTTATCAGATAAGGTTTCTATATCGAAAGTTTTTTTCTTAATTGCTGTTTTTTTAGCCATATTATTTTTTTTAGAATGGTTGTTCGTCATTATCATCAGAAGAAACTTTTGCTGTTGTGTTAACTTCAGTTACAACTTGTGTGTTTGTTTTGATTGATGTCTCCATCTCACTATCATCTCCTTTAGCGATAAACTTACTTAAATTTTTATCCCACATAGGTGTTTCTCCATCAGCAATTAATTGTACATATTCTAATGGTTGAGCTTTATAGATATCTTTCCAAGAAGTATCATCTGACATCCACTCTTTAGCACTTTCCGATTTTGGGTCAGTTAATATAGATGGGTCTTCTGACATAATAGATGTTACTTTTGTGTAACCTTTATTGTCTCTACCTAAAATAATGTTAATATCTCTACCTTCTCTTGGGTCAGTAATATCACCCTTTTTAGTGAATAATGGTATAATCTTATCTAAGATACCTTCACCTTTGTAATTGTGGGTAAATCTCCAAAACTTAACACCATCACCTTCTTTAGAACGGTCAATTACTCTAGCCATATAATATTTTTTAGCCGAGTATTGTTGAGCTAATTCTTTATCTGCTTTATTTCCAGTTTCCTTCCATGATTTAAATAAATCATTAGAAACCTCACATAATGGACAGTGTTCACCATCGTTGTGTTTTCTACAGTAAATTTTTCTCCACTTACCACCTACTTTAACCGAATGCCAATGGCCTTCATCAAAAGGGGTGTCTCCTTCTTTGTTAACTGGGTGTGTCCCAGTCTTAGGTGGCATAATTCTAATAGTTTGTTCACCATTATTTATACCTTCCTCTAATCTTACAGCAAAATATTTACTGAAATCTTGTTCGTATGAAGTATTACTACTGTTTCCAGTCTTGTTTGTTTCATACTGCTTCGCAATCGCATCGAGTACACTCATTTTTTTTT